GATGACCGAGCCTTGCTCTTCGACGGCAATCCGAAGGGCCTGCTGGAAAAGATCCAGCAGTTCCGCCCGTGGCAAGAGGGAGGGCCTCTGCGTGGGAAGCCGCCTGTGCCGAACTGCCGCAAGTGTATCGCCCATGTGTATGAGCGCACGAACGACGGGTGGCGCGAGGATGAATTTGTCGCATGGTTCCACACATGGGGAAGCACGTTCGAGGAGTTCGATAATGGGGCCGCCCCTGTCACGACAGGCATTGTCGAGGACGAGCACGGTAAGGTGTGGAACACCGCGGCAGAGAACATCCGGTTCATCGACTGAGAGGAGGACTGCAGATGCCGATTAAGAACTACACGACCAAGGTGCCGGCGGTTCAGACCGTCGGCGAGATCCAAGGCATCCTCGCCGCGCACGGAGCGCGAAAGGTCATGCTGGACTACGCCGAGAATGGCAGGGTCACGGCGGTCACATTCGCGCTGGACTGCTGCGGCTCCCTGCACGGTTTTCGGCTGGAAGCACGACCGAATGGCGTCAAGGCTGTGATGGCGAAGGAGCGTACCAAGTGCGACGATGAACAGGCCGAACGCATTGCGTGGCGGAACCTGAAAGACTGGATTGCGGCGCAAGTCGCCCTCGTGGAGACGGAGCAGGCCACGATGGACGAACTGTTCTTCCCGAAGCTGGTTGATCGGAATGAGAAGACGCTCTACGAGGTGTTCCAGAACGGCCAGCTTATGCTCGGCGACGGAGGTTGATGATGGAGAACGGATGGACGGCCACAAAAGAGGCGTTGCCTCCTGCTGACGAAAAAGTTCTGATTATCAGCAAATGGGGCCATGTGAGCGATGGCTCCCTCGTAGCATACGACCCGAAGGAGCCGCCGCTCTTCCGCCCGGACGGTTTGGAACCGGACGTTCATGTGAGATGGTGGATGCCAATGCTGGAGGACGGATGGCACACGCTCAAAGAGCAAAAACCACGGGAGGGGCAAGAGGTCTTGACGAAGGACTCGTACGGTCACATCTTTAGCTGCGTGTGGAAAAGGCTTTGCGGCTCTGAACGCCCGACGTTCGTTCCGTTTGTGTGGGTGCCGAGGTTCTGGCGTGAGATGCCGCCGCTGCCTGAGGGTGTACGACTGAAATACTAAGGAGGGCAAGAATGAACACAAACAAGCTGCGCCCGTGCAAAGTGGGCGAAGAGCTCTACCTGTTCCACGGGTTCACGCAAATCTCGCAGATCGTGCCGCCGTCACTCATGCGTGGCGGGCATGGTGGCGGCGTTGTTGCCGGCGCCTATGCCGTACTGGAACGTCGGGATGGTACGGTTGGGCTGGCGGAGGCCCAGCGAGTGCAATTCCTCGACACGGCAAAGGAGTTTGCAAAATACGACGAGGAGGAGACGAAAGATGTTTGACTACACGAGAGAGCACGAGAACGACTTTAGCTTCTGGTATCCGAAAATCAAGGACTGCGGCATCCCGACGCCGCTGACGTTCTATACGAAGCTGCCGAGTGCAGAGGAAGAACCGGAATACGCGAAACGGCTCTATGAGGCGTTCTACATGGAGCACCCGAAGGAGGACGAAGAGGTTGTCAAGGCGTATCTGGAGGAGCGCGTCATCCCGAAGCTGAAAGAGATGGGGCTGACCGGCCATGTGTTCGTCAAGAATGGCCGCTTCAGCAACAAGTTCAATGCGAATGGGACGTGCAACCTGTACGGTCTGCATGAGCTGTACCGGGCGATCATCCTAATCAACTACGAGGCGATATGCTGCGGAGCAGAAGGCGCGGACGAAATCGTGGTGCGAAAGTTCATCGAAAGCTCCGTGGGGATGACGCCTTGCATCTACAACGGTCTGCCTCTGCGGCCAGAGTTCCGAGTCTTCTATGACTTCGACGCCAGAAAACCAATCTTCACCGCGAATTATTGGGACTATGACTATGTTTACCCGCACCTGTACCACGCCACCGACAAGATTATTTTCGAGCATGAGCGAGAAAGATTGGAAGGCGTGTATGCACACTTCAAGGATGCCGTTCAGGACAAGGTCGCTGATGCAATGCAGAATGTGCAAGGACTGACGGGGCAATGGTCGGTTGATGTTCTGATGGACGAACGCGAAAAGTTCTGGTTGATCGACATGGCGATTGCCCAGCGTTCTGCGTACTGGGAGATGCGACCGGAGGGGTATGCGGAATGAAATATCAGCCGGTTTACAAATGCCCGTTGTGTGGTCGGCTGCTGTCCAGATCGCAGCCTCAGGAGGTGCCGACTGAAATGCTACCAGCCTTGCTCGGCAAGGTGATCCAGCACCAGCAGCTTGCGGCGAACCCGTTCACGCGCAACAATGTTCCGATGCACATTCCTTGCAAATGCCCGGACGGGAGCGCAGGTCTGGCGCAGTTCGCCGGTTTCAGGTGCGTCAAATGAGAGTACAAGGGTTCTTGATTTATCGGATCTGGTACGGAAACTGCCTCGTGTACGTTGGCCGCACCAAGCAGCCGTTGCAGAGCAGAATACGCGGCCACCTGTTCAGTAAGCCGATGCACCGCACCGTCAACATAGAGCAGGTGACGAAAATCGAGTATGCGGAACTGGGAAGCGAAGCAGATATGAACCTGTACGAGATCTACTACATCCTGCGGCTTCATCCGCCGCTGAACGTGGACGATAAAGCGCGGGATGACCTGAGCGTGACCCTACCAGAGTTGGAATGGAAAGAGTTCACGACGCCGCTCTGGGAGGGTTGGCGGCAGGAGATTGCGAAGCAGGACTCGCGCATCGACTACCTGCGGAAACGTTATGCGGAGATCCCACAGGAGATCTCGATACTCCGCGGCCTGCGGAAGACGGGCGAAATCACAGAGCACGAGTTCGAGGAACGACTCTCTGCACTCAAAGAAGAGTTGGCCGAGGTTTCCAAGGGATTGTGGCATCGGTAAAGACCAGCGTAGGTCGATTTACGTTGCCGCCGGCATACAATCCATCATTCTGCGACGCTCCAGCGGCTCCAGAGGGCAGTAAAATAGCGGCTACGCTCCATTTCGGGGCGTAGCCGCTTTTCTTATTCTGCGGGGATGGCCTGAACAATTTGAGTGATGGCGCTCTGGAAGTGCGAGAGGTTTGATGGCTCTGCAAGTAATCGCAGGTCGATATACTGGAACTGGCTGGAGCCGAAGATGAATTGCTCGGCGTCGGCTGGGGAAGCGTCGGGGAACGTCAGGAGCATGGAACGTAGCGCATCTTCCTCGAATGTGCCGCAGGTCTGGTCTACCAACGACGGTAAAGATACCTCAACGGCCGTCCTGAGACCCGTATGGCCCTTTTCCCATGAGGTCACACTAAATACCTTGCGACCGTTCCGAAGCGCCCTGCACACGCCAAACTTCGTACCGCGACCATAACTGATCTGCAGTCCGGCACTGGAGGCGAACGATGCGAGAGCGGTGACAACCGGAACGATAGCTGCGCTCCCACGCTGACTGAGTTGCTCGGCCATGCTGTCGGCGTCCCAGATGGTAGAGTATCGCGCCGCCTGCTTGACGGGCGAATTGCCGCCGCCGACAATCGTGGAGGAGATCAGCTCGGCACCGTCCTCGGAAACGTACCGCTTGATCTCGACGCCGCAGACTTCAATACTGTCCATGCTGCGGTCGAGGAAGTCTATCATGGAAGCCAGAGAGTCAGGGATGGAGTCGGCTGCGAAAATCAGCCGCATCCGTTCAGCTTTCAGGTTGCTGTCGAGGGCGGCCCACAAATCGTCTGGCACGTCCAGCAGGGCGGTGGACGCGCGAAGTTCGCTGGCGCTCCACGCCCGCATACGGGAAGCATAGTCGAGCATTTGTCCCACGACCTCGCGGCGGATTCTGGTGTCGGTGCTCCGCTTCACCTCGACGAGAACAGGAAGTCCATCTTGGTCAACGAAGAGATGGTCAATGGAGAAAAGAGCTGGCCCGTCCGGTGCGTCGCGCACGGGCTGTTCACGCCGCAGCAGATAGAGACGCTGCCCATCGCCGGGGGAGCCGAGCAGCAGTTGCGGGTTTTCTGCAATAAGCTGTTGCAGGTCGGCCTCTGCGGGATAAAGAGCCTCGCTGGCCGGGATGACAGTGCCGCCAGAAAGGCGGTAGAGGTTAGACCCTGAAAGACCCATGAAAATATCCTCCGTTCATGTGGTATAGTCTACTGGCTCATGGCCTATATTCTAACAGTGGATTTCGTGAGCGTCAACGGGGCTGTAAGCTATGAGAAGAGGTGGTATGAACCGACAGCATACATCATTGGAGGAGCAAAAAGTGGACAAGAAGCTATTTGGAATGAGAATCAACAAAGCCCGGAAAGACCGCGGCCTGACGGCTGAGAAGCTGGCAGAGGCTTGCAACATCAATTCGACATATCTTCGCCAGATCGAGGGCGGTAAGAAGCTGCCGAGCCTGCCGGTATTCGCCACTTTATGCCGCGAATTACGAGTTTCACCGAATTATATCCTGCCAGACCTCGTGGAAGGCACGGAGGCCGAAAAAATTCAAAAAATTTTTTCTGAGTCCGATCCGACGCCGTCCCAGATCGAGATGCTTGCGGAGATGGCTGGGGTCATTCTGAAAGAGAGATAGGCAAAGTATATGAGCGTAAAAACGAGCATAGCCCCGCGTCGTCTGACGCAGGGCTTTTTCGCGTTTTTGCTGTTATCCGAGCGGTTAAATGTTATTACCGCGCACCTATCTTGCTTTAGGTAGGTAAAATGTTATAATCAAATCACAGGAAACAAAAAAGAACCCTCGGTGGTTGCAACACCAAGGGTTCCGGTGGTTCGGCAGCCTCCTGTGACTGCGTTACACACCTCCAAGCAAGGTAAGTGTAACATGGCTGCCGGCCGCTGTCAAGAACGACGAAAGGAGCAATACACTTATGATGACGACCCCCGACAAATTGAGAGCGGACGCGGCAAAACTGGATGTATTTCTGGAGATGTTCGAGTCCACCTACTTCTACTTCCTCGACCTGGCCGAGGGAGAGGCGGAGAAGAGGGACAGAGGTGCCTTGGCCTTCTACGAGATCAAGGACAGAGTTCACGCGCTGATGGGTGAGATGGAAGAGTTCGCCGGCCACATGGAGGTCTGCAACGCCATCTTCGCGGTGAACTTTGCGAACAGTGAAGCGGAGAAAGGCGGTGCGGTATGAGTGAGACCGTCAAGAGCTTCATTGGCAGAGTAGCCGTTGTGGAGCAGGAGGGAAGCGCAGTCCGCGTTCTCCTGAATGAAGGCGAGACGATGTATGCGGCACGGGATCTGCTGGCCGCCTGTGGCTGCGCCTATCCGACCAAGTGGTGCCAGCGCGAAGCAAAGAGCGAGAGCGACGTGAAGCTGGTGAAACTGCCATTTCCGGTCAACGGGAAGACGGGCGGCGCATCCCGCCGGTCTGTGCCGATGTACTTCGTGACCGAACGCTGCGGGCGGATGATTTTGGACATCTTCGGATGCAGCAAGGAAACGAGGGCATGGATCGAGGGCAAGGTGTTCGCCTGTAAGCTGGGAAAGTCAGACGAGCAGACGCCGGCGGAGCTGCCAGCACCGACGCAGGTAGCTGTCCCCGAGAAGCCGACGCCTCCCCCTAAAGCTGGAAGCGACGCCATCAACCGGCGAATCGACGCGATTTTGTTGGAGCTGCTTGAGCTCAAGAAGTACATAGTGACCGCAGAAGCGTGAGTGGGCGGCCTCGGCCTTGTGCCGGGGCCGTCTTTTTCTGCCTGTCGAATATAAACGTATATGAATATGATGCAGAAAAATAATTTGTAAAATTAACGAAAACATATTGACATAGGTAGGTATCGCAGTATAATAAAGTTACAAATTAACCAACCGGCTAATTAGAAAGGAACGGAGAACATGAAACGCAAATCTGACATCGTGCGTGAAGCCGTGGCCGCGGGCAACTTCAAAGAGGCCCTACGGATTGCAAAGAGTTTCCACATCAACATCACGGCGGAGCAGAGAGATACGATGTGCAGAGCCTATGAGTGCATTGTTCACCCTGATTTCTACCGGCAGCTCGGGACGGACATCCCAGCGGCCATCAATGCCGGCGTTGAGATCGTCACTCAGATTTACGGATAAGGAGAGCAACGATGGGGAAGGCGTATTACTTCATCAAGCGTAGCGGCAACTGCAACCAGTGCGGTTCCGAGTATATGCGCTGGGCGTTCAGCACCGAGTACACCAGCAAGACGGCGCTCAAGAAAGCGTACACGACCGGCCGCCGGTCGGTCAGGATGGCGGACATCTACACGCCGCAGCAGCTTCTTCAGGAGTTCGGCATCGTCAAGGCCAAGCACATCATCGAAGAGGTTCTGCAGTATCAACCGGAGCTTTGCTCCAGAAAGGAAGCGTAAACATGGAAGACAAGAAGATCGTTGTTGACGGCGTGGAACTGATTCCGGTATGGCGCGTTCTCTATCAGGATGCGTGGATGAAGCGCAGCGGCCGCGGGTTCTGGATTTTGGAGAACATGGCAGAGGGATGGAAGGAAATGGGCTGGGTCAGCCGCCATACGTTCAAGAGCGAGCGGGCCGCAGTCAATGCCCTGAACGCGCTGATCCGCGAACGCAGCAAAGGCGCCCACACCCAGACGCAGATGTGTGGCGGCTTCGGCATCGACATTGTGATCGACGAGGACACCGCCAACGATATGCGCATCGTTGACTGGAAAATCCAGAAGCAGTACAAGACCTGGTGGGAGCTGGTCGATGAAATGGAGGCGTCGGAATGAATAAGACGGCGGTGGAGCTACTCCGCACGAACGCCAGCTACATCGACGCCTTGAAGGAGGCCATCGACCGCTGGGAGAAATCCAACGACACCGACGAGAAACGTGATCTGCTTGCCGCTATCGGTGAAATCGGTGTTGACGTGCATAACCGCAACCGGCAGCTCGGCATCTGGTAGGAGGAAGCACAGATGAAGATAGCGCAGGCGAGGAAGCTGCTCACCGAGGACATCGGGCGGATGACGCTCGAACAGCTTCAGAAGCATCGGGTCAAGCTGACTGATGCTTGGCGAGAGAGCAGGGCTGAGTACGGCATGGGTCAGGCGGCAATGGACGGCTTCTACCGGCAGACGGGGGAAGACATCACGGAGTACACGCCGACCGATTTGTGGCTCACTCAGAACCTCTCGCGCAGGCTGGACGAAACCATCGAGAGAGAGTTGGAGTTACTGAGCGACCATAACAGCAAGGCGTAACCCCGGCCAAAACCGCCGCACAAGACCGAGAACGTGCTGTACGGCAGAAAGCATACACTTTCACCACCGCACGGAAACGTGCCATACAGAGCCTCTCAGGGGCTTCTACGGGCATCGGTTTCCACGTGGCTAATTTGAAATTGCGTCCGCGTCAATGTGGATGCGCAGGAAAGGACAGACGATATGAGTGAAAACATGGTAGCCATTCGGTGCAAATCCGAAACGAACCGCTGGATGGACAGCGTTATGATCGTTCCGCAGGAACGGGCCAATGACATTGAGCAGAGCATCAAAGAGCGGATGCGCGGCTTTGAACGCAACGGCTCCTGCTATGGAGACGTGATGCGAGAGATTGCGCAGGCCGCCGGCATCGAAAGCCTTGCCCTCTGTGATTACGACGAGGACACGGACGAGCCGACTGACGCTTGGTGCGAATACTGCGCGGGCCTCAGCCAGAAGATGCCTGTCATCGAGATTGACCTCGGTGAGCTGGGGAACGACGTGAACATCGACGATCTGCTTGATAAGGCCGAAGAGCTTGGCTGGTGCATCCACGAAAGCGACACCGAATGGGAGTTCATTCAGAACAGCCCTGCCGGTGAAGATTTCTTTTTCGACATCAGCGCGAGTGACGTCCACAGCGCGGACGACATGGTACGCGAGATCCGTTCCTACGCGAACGGCTTTGACGCTGAGGAACACGCCAAGATGTGGGTTGAGGCACAGGGCCGTGTGTCCGGCGTCCCTGACCTCAAGACGCTTGTGAAGGATGCCGATGACATCAAACTGATGCTGAACAAGCTGGCTTCTGCGATGGAGGATGTGCTGGAAGGTGAGCCCGATGACGAAGACGACCGAGCGGAGCTGTCGCCTCGCCAGATTGAGCGTCTGGACGAGATTGACAACGCCATGTATGAGTTCCTGCTGGTCTTGTTGGAAATGGACGAAGACGAGTTCGATTGGGATATGTACCACATCGGAGAGGCGGTCGATGCGGTGCAGCAGGTGATGCTCGACCACGGCTTCGACATCCACCGTCCGTACATCGAGGATGACGGCGAGAGCCGAGTGGTGCATGAGTACGAAAGGGCTGGTGATCGCTGAGATGGAAAAGGCGTATGAGTGGCTGCTGGAAGAGTTCGACATTGACGGCGCTGCGGCTCGCGTCATCCGAAACGTTTTGGAGTACGCCGACCGCATGGAAGGCGACGAACAGTACGACTTCCTGACCGAGATGTTGGATGGAACGATTGGACTTTCTGATCGAGAGATCCGAAACCTGTGCTGGAACTGAAGGAGGATGGCATGAAAGACAAGCCTATTGTGAATGTGGTCGTCTGCGTGAAAGGTGGCATGGTACAGGGGGCGTACACGAACGCAAACGGCGTGTATGTTGACCTTGATGTGATCGACCTCGACGTGAGCAGCTACCCCGATGACGGCGAGACGGACGAGGCGAATCTGAACCAGAAGCGGATCGACGAAATCGAAAGCGATCCGCGCTGGCGGGCAATCTACTGAGGAGGTGCGGAAATGATGGTTCAGGCCACAAGATGCTATGACTGCGGAAGTTATGTTTCGCGGGACATCTACTTTGGCAGGTTCGGGAAGCGCAACAACGTCCCACTTTGGGTTTGCCCCAACTGCGGCGTGGTACATGAGGACTATCGGTGGTTCAAGTACGTCAGCCAGCAGGAGGCAAACGCCATTATTGAACACCGTGGCCCCCGCGGTCTGTTTGTGCTGGAGACCGGCGTTGAGTATATCGGCATCGACAACAGCACGGGTGATGCTTGGACGGAGGAGTTCTCTGATTTGACCGAGTGCATGATGTGGCTGGCTGGCGAAAAGGAAGCCGATCAGGAGGCAAAAGCTCAGAGAAAATACGAGACAGGCGACGGGCCTGCCGAGGACGTGGAACTGCGGCAGTATAGATGCCTCCGGTGTAACCACGTCTGGTACGAGGACTGCGACGCTCCCGATTACCCCGACTACTGCCCCGGCTGTGGTGAAAGTCTTTGCAGAGGAGGCACTCAGGAATGACAAAGACAGAATTGCGTGAGAAATTGCTCGGCGGAGCCATCATGGACAACCTGTTCGCGTTCAGAAACGGTCAGGATTGTGAAATCTTCAAGGCTGCTCGATTTGAACAGGGCGACGACATCATCTACATTCCCGACCTCGCCCTGAACCTGATTCCGGTCACGGAACCAGCGAACGGCCCGGAGGACGTGGAGGAAATCGTCGGTTGCTGTTACACCGGCAACGACTTCATTGAAGAGTGCGGCGGTGACGTGGAGAAGGCAAGACACCTGTTCTGGTACTGCGACTGGCAGCATCCGAGTTCAGCTCTGCCCGAAATCGACGACGAGGAGGAGGCCGAGTGACGTGAAGAAGGTAGCCGATTTGCAACCGGGCGACATTGTCAACATCGGCGGGCAACCGTTCACGGTAAAGTCGGTATATACATCTGGCGGCAGCACAACGCTGGTTTTCGAGGATGTACCAGCCACACAGGAAAGGTGTGACGCTCTCAAGGGGCTTGCCAGAGATACGGGCGGCATTGCTGCGATGGTGCCGGTACGCCCGATGCAGAAGCAATCGTGGGAGCGATCTGAGTTGAGGCGGTGGCTCAACGAACAAGCCCGCGACGATGCGGAAGAAATAAGGAGGTATATGGATGAACAACATCAATCTGAAAGCGGAAGTTGCGGTACAGGTAACGAAGGAAGACCTTGACGCCATTTTGTTTGAGGCTCTGAACGCCGGTGGCATCGCTGGCTGGGCCGACCGTGTGATGGCTGTCGGCAACATTCTGGGCAAGCGTGTGTGCGAGCAGGTCTCCAACGGAGGTAAAATTGCCATCCGCGGAACCGACGGAACGTGGTATGAGCTGGACAAGGCGAAGCTGACCGCTGGTATCAAGCAGTACATAGAGGAGAGCTGCCACATCCGCATTGAGGACGAACGGCTGGTTCTGGACGACCTGACAACGAATGAGGCGGACGTGATCGTACAGTTCGCTCTTTTCGGAGAAACGAAGTTTTGAGGAGGGGCGACATGGAGAAGAAGCAGACATTCAGCGTTCACGCTGAACGCGACATCAAACTGACGGTCGAGGACATCGACGACATCATGGTCGCGGCCTTGGAGGGCGGTATCAACTACTGGTGCTCCGAAGCCGAGGTTGTGGAGGAGCGACGCTGCGCTGATTGGGGACACGAGCAGATCGCCCGCGGCGGCGCCTTGGTTCTCCACGACATCGAGGACAACAACGAGAAGTGGGAGCTGGATCTGGAGAAGTTCCTGAAGGGCTTCAAGCTGTGGGTCGAGCAGGGCCTCGACGAATACGGAGCCGTGCAGAAAGACGGCACCGTAGACTGCTGCCAAATCGACGCCGCCTGCGCCGACGAGATTGTGCAGCTTGCTTTGTTTGGGGAGGTGATGTTCGGATGATTACTGAGGATATGGTGCGTGAAGGCATCCGTAACGGCAGCGTCCGTTTCGTCAAAGACCCGAATATGGAGCACGGGACTGTCTGCCAGATTGGTGACAACTGGTTCTACTTTGGGTGCCTGAAGGCAGAGGAACTCGACCATGACGAATACGTCAAGGCAATGCCTGAGGCCGATGTGGTCGGCCTGATTTGCAACACGCTCGACGAGTTCCGAAAGAGCGGCGAAACCTTCGAGGACGAGTACGCATACTACGAAGCCTACCTGAACGAGCAGAGAGCAAAGGCAATCCCGACGCTGAAAGAGCGAGACAAGCGGCTGGAGCGGCTCTGGGCTGAGTTTGGGGATGTGCCAATGAACCCCGAGACGGAAGAAATCGAGGCTCAGTTCCTTTGCTTCCCGGCTGGAACGAACCGGGAGGAGGTCTGGGAATGGTTCGACGAACGATACAGCCGCGGCGTTGCAAAGCTGCTGCTCGTGGGCGAGCCAAAGGATAGAGAGGTTGCCCGCGCTTTGTATCTGCAAAGTCTCTGTACCGAATGCGACGCGGAGTATTGTGCGTTTAATTCCGACGGGATTTGCAAAGCGCCGTTCATCACTGGCAGGGCTCCGGGCCTGAACGATGACGGATGCACCGACTACTGCCGCAAGGAGGTGGATTGAATGGAGAGAAAGTGTCAGAATTGCCGCCACGTTGACGTCTGCTTGAAGCGGTCGTTGGCGATCTTCAATATGTTCATCGTCACCGGGCGCTACAACGAGGTCGAGAACGCCAAGAAAAGCCTCGACGTATCGGTAGGGTGCGAGCACTACGACGCGAAGGAGGCGTGATGGATGAAACGAAGCGACGCAATCGCCATCATCGAGCGAGAACAGAGCAAGGGTCACTTCGAGCCTGAACTGGACACCGCAATCAGCGTTGCCTTACACGCTCTGCAAGAGCCGCGGGAGATGTGCTGCGGCGGATGCCAGCGATTCGGGGACGAGGACGCAAACGGTGTCGGGTGGTGTGAAGAACACGACCGCGAGGCTTACTGTGACGAGCCGCCCTGCGGGTACTTCGAGTGAGGGTGGTGCCACATGGAGCGCAAAGACTGGAACTACAAGACTTATCTTGGGGACTGCATTGACGGGATGCGGCTCCTGCCGGCGGGAAGCGTGGACTTTCTTTTCACGGATCTGCCGTATGGGCGAACAAACTGCAAGTGGGACACACCGATTGACCTTGAGGCGTTCTGGAGCGAAGCTGATCGCGTAGTGAAAAAGAACGGAGCTGTGGCCCTGTTTGCGCAGACGCCGTTCGACAAGGTGCTGGGATGCAGCAACCTGAGAAATCTGCGGTACGAGTGGATCTGGGAGAAGAGCAACGCCACCGGCCATCTAAATGCGAAGCGAATGCCCATGCGGGCGCACGAGAACATCCTGATTTTCTACCGCCGCCAGCCGACGTACAACCCGCAGAAGACGGACGGCCATCAGCCGGTGAACAGCTACACGCATTACATCGACACGCAGAACCGCACTGAGATCTACCAGAAGGCGACGAAGGAAGTCAAGGGCGGCGGCAACACAGACCGCTACCCGCGAAGCGTTGTCAAAGGCCCCAGCGATAAGCAGACGAGCCACTTGCACCCGACGCAGAAGCCGGTATGGCTGTGCGAGAGGCTGGTGCTTACCTATACGAACCCCGGCGAGGTTGTGCTCGACTGCTGCGCGGGCAGTGCCTCCATCGGTGTTGCCTGCTGCAGAACGGGGCGGCGGTACATAGGCATTGAGAATGAAAAGCAGTATTACGACGTGATGCGCACCCGCCTCCGCGGGTGCTGCAGAAGCCACAGCAAGGAGGTGGGCTGATGACACCGCAAGAAGTTCTTTTGGCGCTTCGATGCCATCAATCGGCCATCGAAACAGGGCGCTGCCCGAAGGAGCAATGCCCTGCGTTTGAGCAGCCAGCACGGTTCAAATGCGCCGGCACGGTGGCAAAGGCTGCCGCAGACCTTATCGAAGAGCAAGCGGCCGCGTTGAAGCGGCTGACGGACAAGGAGGAGAAAAGCTGTGGAATCTCAGATGTATGAAGTGACGACCTGCCCACTGTGCGGCCAGCTCATGTTCAACGGAGAATGCGAGAACCCGGACTGCCGCTACCATTGGCACCCGATGGAGGACGACGATGAATAGTGCAGACATCATCACCGTACAAGACCTTGACCACATGGCGAAGCGATACAGGGTGTGCGACTCTGATGGGCGAGAAATCGGAGAGAAAGCCGGCGAGGCCGAGTACCGAAAGCCGGTGTACGACAAATGCGGCCGCAGACGCTTCAACAAATGGGACAGTTTTGAGAGCAGAAACTACAAGGGCAAGCCGCCTTGGTTTACGGCCGAGGTTCAAGGGCTTGAGGCAAGTTCGGGCGTTCTGAAGATTATCGTCAGGAGGCGAGTGAATGAGCGAGGCTGATTTTTGTGGCATGGATGCTGGCGAATACTACGCCACGAAAGACTTCCTTGACCGAGAACGGTTTTATCGGAAGCAGGAAATGGAGGAGCAGATGAAGAACAGAGTGACGGTCAGGCACGGGATGCTGTCCGACCTCAAGACATACCTGAAGCAAAGCGGATGGAAGCTCGAAGAGCCTGTTGGCGCATACGAGGTTCTGAGAGCGCGGAACCCGAACTATCCGCGTCCGCTGTTAGTCCACGACCGCGCCGAACGCGGCGTCGGGTACAGCATCGACGAACGTGATGTGAAGGTCTACAACGGCTGGCGACGCAACCGCCGCAAGCGCGGCATCGACCCCGACTGGCCTACACCGGAAGAGCGAAGCCGATATTTTGAAGGGAGAGATGGGGTATGAGCTTCAGCATCAGACGTGGCGACATCTTCTACGTCCATAAGTTCGGCGTTCAGGTCGGAAGCGAGGAACATACGGGACGCCCCGGCGTGGTCGTTTCCTGCGACGAAGGGAACCGATACTCCGAAACCGTGCAGGTGGCCTATTGCACGACGCAGCCGAAGAACAACCTGCCGACCCACGTTGAGATCCTGAGCACGGGTAGGGCAAGCACGGTCATGTGTGAGCAGATCAATACGGTGTCGCTGGAGCGGCTCGGGAATTACATAGGTCGGTGTACGGCCGAAGAGATGCGTGACATCGACATCGCAGTTGCGACAGCTCTGGGCCTCAAGAAATACCCCGGCCTAATTGAGCGCCTGAAGGAACGTGAGCAGCAGGTCGAAAAGCGGGAAGCTGTCGTCGGCAAGGAAACCGATACGAAGGCAGCTCTGGAACTGGCGACGGTCAAGGCCGAGCGTGATACATACCGCAGACTGTACGAGGATCTGATTCGCGGCTTCATCCCAACGGCACCGGCGGGGGCCTGATGCGATGGCCTATGATATTTACTGTGCGTTCGACCTTGAAAAGCACAAGCAGACGTATGTGCAGTATTTGGAGGTCGTGATTTTGGAGGATGGGACTGTGGAATACGCGGTTCCGTCGCATCAAGAGAAGCTGATCGCCTTAGCCTGCCAGAAGAAGGGCGTATCGCGGCAAGAACTGAACGATCTGTGCCCTCGGGAGTATTACTACGATTTCCTGACGTGGCTTTGTATGCAGGCGAATGCTGTGGCCGTGTGGAACAACGACTGCTGCTGCGGCCGTAGCATCAACCGAAAGCAGATAGCGACGCTGCGGAGACTGAAAATGGCCGGCGTGTACGGCGGCACTATTCCGAAGATTTAGGGGGAGTAATTTCCACGATATGAACGGAAACGATAATACCGGCAAAGAAAATGTTGATTTTGCATCTGTTTCGATGTATCATAGCAAGCATAGAGATACGCGAAACGGAGGTGAAGAAATGACATCGAGAGAACTTATGGACGCGGCTCTGGTGAAAACGAAGACCACTCAAGCGGGACTTGCCCGTCAAATGGGCTGGACGCCTCAGAACTTCAACCTGCGCCTGAACCGGAACAGCATCAGAGCCGACGAGTTTCTGGCGATCATGGATGCACTCGGCGTCGATGTGACCTTCACGATGCGTGAGAGCGGCGAGATCCTGAAGCCTCACGTCCGCGGACATGGCCGCCGGTTGTGTGGCAACTGCGACAAGATTACATTCGATACTGCGGCGGCGGAGGCGATCTCGAACAGCTTCTATGAGGACGGCGTCAACGAGTTCAATGCAGACGGCGAAGCTACCGAGCTGTACGTTGACAGCGAAGGCCGGTATTTCATGGCGGAGTATCACACGGACACGTCCAAGGACAGACTGCGGACAGTCCCGTCCAGCGTGGCCGCCGCGTTCGTGGAGAAGTATGGAACTCAGATCGAAAAAGGGCCGACAAAAGAATAAGAACACGACGAAATCACCCTCTCGGTTACGACCGGGAGGGTGTTTTTTTATACCCAAATGCGCCGTATGCTCGCTATGCCCTGTACGGCCACGCACACGACCGTTACGGCCGCCTGCATCCATTCACACCGCTGACGCTACGAGGCGGTATAGGCCCTGTACGGGCTGTTTACGGGCATATCCCGAAACGTATATAGATAGAAAATTTCTTCATAAAAATTAACGAAAACATATTGACATAGGTAGGTATCGCAGTATAATAAAGTTACAAAATAACCAGATGGATAATCGGAGATAGCCAGAGCAACAGTTCGGGAAAGTCTCCGGTTCTCTTACAAAGAAAAGGAGACTGCGATATGGCAAGCCAGTATGACAGCATCAAAACCGCGGAGGAACTTCTGAAGGAAGTAGCGGCACACGGTCTGAGCACCAAGCCTGAGGACATTTGCAGAGCGCAAGACATTTTCGGTCGCAGCGAAGTGAAAGAGCTTATTCGGCTCGCCAATGACAACGGCCGCCTGAATGGGTTCGACGGCGAACCTGATCCGCGTGGTACTTATTCCTCTGGCCGCGTTGGACTGAGCAAGTATTTCTATCAGGTCGCTTTTAAGATCTGGAGCTGGGAAGATGCGACTCGCTTCTACAATCAGCACAGCAACTTCCCGGTCATTGATGCGCTGGAAGAGAACAAGATGCTTCACCAGCAGGTCAAGGAGCTGAACGGAGAACTGAAGCGGGCCAAGGATGACCGCGATGTGGAACACAGAAGATGCCGGGAGGCCGTTGACGCTGAGCAGGCCGCTCAGAAGAAAATCGTCCAGCTCGAAGCGGAGGTTCACGACCGCGACATGACGATCATGGAGCTGAAGGCTAAGCTGTACGACCTGATGATGAAGGAGGGAAAGTGATGGCTATTTTCACGAACGTCTACGGTGACGGCAGAACGCCCGATTATGAGGGCTGCGTCCTTGACTGGTACGAGCACAACGGCTACGACGATTCCGACTGGTACGCGATCTGCTGGAATGAAGAGAAGCAGACCATCGACAAGGTTCTGTTCAACACCACCCGCTGCGCCTGCAGTGGCCGCGCTGAGATCGACGCCACGCCTGAGGTGCTCCGCAAGGTCTACCACTACTGGAAGGCGCTCGGCAAGTCCCTGTTCGACGGGCGCACGAACCGGATGCAGGCCATGAAAATCCACGTCGGCGATACGGTGCGTGTGATTGCCGGCCGCAAGTTCAAGAAGGGGAGCGTTGGCAAGGTCTTCTGGTGCGGCACCTGCCGCAACCCGTACTCCGGTTGCACAGAGGAACGCATCGGCATTGAGGTCGATGGCAACCGTCAGTTCATCAATGAGTCTCAGGCCGAGCTTATCGGCTGGGAGGCCCGCTTGCAGACCGGCAAGGAGCGCAAGCGCCAGATCCGCAATTTCGCGGTGAACTCGATGCCGAGCCACTACCGCCGGTACTTCTGTGAGAACGACTGGCTGCGGGCGATGTGGCTCGGCGAGGAGCCGGGGTGGAAAGCACTGGTTGGAGGTGAGCAGTAATGGCCGTGGCTGATAAGGTCGGAACGGTTCTTACGTGGAGCCTGCAGCTCAGATACCAGATGCTCGACCGCATGAGGCAGGATTGCGAGTATTTCCTCGGGTGTGGCAACCGAGTCACGAAGTATCTTTGGGCTGGCAACGTAGCTGACCATATCGAGTACATGAAGGCTCTTTGGTGGAGCTTCCCCGAAAGCGGCAAGCCTGAGTGGCTGACGCTTGAGGAAATCAAGGACTATGAACGGAGGATGGCGGCATGAAGATTTTCGCAGCCTGCCCGGAGTGTGGTTGCACCGACTGGATCAGGTTCAACAGCGGCGGGTTCGTTTGTAACGGATGCGGCCGACTGATATTCACAGACGAAATGACCTTGAAAGGAGAGGATGACGATGAAGTTGGTAACGGCGGCTGACGTCTGGTACACGCAGCAGCAGAAAACCCTCGACGAGATCGCGGAGAAGCTGGGCGTGGTCGCTTACCGCCCGAGCTATCACGGGGCCGAGAGAGATAAGAACACGGTTTTGTTCTATCTGAAGGAGGACGAGGAGCACAACCGCGAGGTTGACCGTCAGCCGGTTCGCTATTCCCGCTCTGAGGCCAAGGACAGGGGCGTGAACGTCAACAGCGAGTGCGTGTATCGTGACCATTTCTGGTCGTTCGAGAACAGCGACGCAAACGGCCAGCTCGACATGGGATGGGCGAACAATGGGAAGCTGAACCTGAGAAGTCTGGACTGGAAGACCAGGCTGGAAGGCAGCATCACGTTCGCCTTCGCCAGAAAGATGCAGTTCAATTATGTCCGCAGTACG